CTCCAGCTTCTGGTTGGCGGCGGCCATCGAGAAGCTGTCCCAGGCCCTGGCCGCCGCCAACCAGAAGCTGGAGGCCATGGGGCGGGACCAGGCGCTAGAGACCCGCAAGCTGGAGATCGCCGCCTTCGAGGCGCAGACCAACCGTCTCAAGGTGACGGGCGCCGCCTGATCCGCCTGGCGTGTTTTGGAAGACATTCAAGGACATCATGATGATGCAAGACCCGACCTATCAGGGCGGCGCCGATCCGCGTCCGCTTGGCCCCGGCGCTGACGAGATCGACGAGATCGAGCACGGCGGGCAGTTCTATCGCCTGCCGCGGGCGCTGAAGGCGCAGCTGATGGCCAACATCGACCATGAGAGCGCCGTCCAGGCTGTGGCGGCTGAGCGCCGGGCCCTGGCCGAGCGGGCGAAGATGATGGAGCTGGAGGCCGAACTCGCCAGCGCCAGCGCGCAGGATCGGGCGGTGCTGATCGCCCTTGAGCAGCAGTTGGCGCAGTTCGAGGGCGTCGACTGGCAGGCGCTGAGCCAGCAGGACCCGCAGCTGGCCCAGGCGCTGTGGGCGCAGGCGAACGATGTCGCTCAGGCCCGGGAGGCCTATGGCCAGGCCCTGGCCCAGCAGGAAGAGATGGTCCGGGCCGCAGCCGGCGAGCGGGCGCGGATCGAGCTGGAGGAGACCGGCCGGGTCCTGGCCGGCCAGATCGAGGGCTGGTCGCCGGAGGTGGCGGCCAAGCTCGTGGAATACGCCCAGGCCTTCGGCGTCACCCTGGAGGAGCTTCGCGAGGTGGCTGATCCCCGGCTGTGGATGATCCTGCACCGGGCCCAGCAGGGGGAGGCGGCGCTGCAGGCGCAGACGCAAGCGCCGCAGATGGGCGGCGCTGCGCCGGCCCGGGCGGCGGCCATGCAGGTGCGCCCGGCTGTGCAGGTGGGCGGCGGCTCGGCCCCGGCCAGCGCGGTGCGCGACGACATGGGCGCAGCCGAATGGATGCGTCGCCGGAACGCCCAGGCGATGGCCGGGCGGTAGTTCCACGCCGGGCGCCAGCGCGCGCCCGATCCCTATCCGACAACCTGACCGGCGTAGCCGCGCCGACCCGCATTCCATCCTCAAGGAAGACGAGATCTCATGGCCAATTCGCTGCTTTCCCCGACCGCGGTGACCCGCGAAGCCCTGCGTGTGCTGCATCAGAAGCTGAACTTCGTGGGCTCGATCACGCGGGAGTATGACGACAGCTTCGCACGCCAGGGCGCAAAGGTGGGCGACACGCTGAAGGTGCGCCTGCCCAACCAGTATGTGGTGCGCACCGGCCCGACCCTGGACGCCCAGGACACCACCGAGACCAGCGTCGAGCTGAAGGTGCAGACCCAGAAGGGGGTGGATCTGAACTTCACCTCAGTGGACCTGACCCTGTCGCTGGACGACTTCTCCGAACGGATCATCGAACCGGCCATGAGCGTGCTGGCGGCCAATATCGAGGCCGACGCCATGGGCATGTACAAGGACGTCCACAATCAGGTGAACAACCAGGGGGCGGCGGCCAGCTTCGCCAAGATCCTGCAGGGCCGGAAGATCCTGGTGGACAATCTGGCGCCCCTGGCTGGCCGGACCTGCAACCTGAACACCCAGGACAATGTGGACCTGGTGGACGCCCTGAAGGGCCTGTTCAACGACAAGGCCAGCATCTCCAAGCAGTACCGCGAAGGCTTCATGGGCCGCAGCGCGGGCTTTGACTTCATGGAAAACACGCTGTGGCCCTCGCACACCGTGGGGTCCAAGTCCGGGTCGCCCCTGGTGAACGGGGCTGGTCAGACGGGCGGGACACTCGCCACCGATGGCTGGGCCAATAGCTCGCCGGTGCTGAAGGCCGGCGATGTGTTCACCATCACAGGCGTGTTCCGGGTCCATCCCGAGACCAAGCAGTCCACCGGCGTGCAGCAGCAATTCGTGGTGAAGGCCGACGCAAGCTCCAACGGCTCAGGGGTGGCCAATCTGCAGATCTCCCCGGCCATCGTCACCAGCGGCGCTGCGCAGAACGTGTCGAACGCGCCGGGCGACAATGCGCAGATCCAGGTGGCTGGGACGGGCGGGGCGGCCCACGGGGTGTCCATGGCCTATCACAAGGGCGCCTTCGCCTTCGCCACCGCCGACATGGTGATGCCGCGGGGGGTGGATTTCGCTGCGCGAGAGGTCTTTGACGGGGTCTCCATGCGGATCGTGCGGCAGTACGACATCAACAACGACAAGTTCCCCTGCCGCCTGGACGTCCTCTACGGCTTCCAGACCCTGCGCCCGCAGCTAGCCTGTCGCCTGGCCAATAACTAGGCCCACCCGCCGTTTGACGCGAACTGGGGCGGTGGGGGCCTGACCGCCGCCGCCCGTCTGGCTGGGAGGAGGGCGCATGGCGCTGACAACCTATGACGACCTGAAGACCGCCGTGGCCGACTGGCTGGAGCGGAGCGACCTGGCCGGTCGGGCGGCCGACTTCATCACCCTGGCCGAGGCGCGGCTGAACCGTGAGTTGCGGCTGGGGGTGATGGAGTCTGAGGTGAGCCTGATTGCGGCCGCCGGGGCGCGGACTGTCGCCCTGCCAGAGGACTGCCGCGAGGCGCTGGGCCTGTGGCGGGAGGAGGGCGCCGAACGCCAGCCCATGCGCTATCGGCCCGCCGGCATGTCGCCGCACAGGGAGACGGCCGGGCGGCCGGCGTATTGGACCCTGCAAGGCGCCGTGATCCTGCTGGACCGGCCCTGTGCGGCGGAGACGGGTTTCGTCCTTCGCCAGTTGGGGCGGCTGGAGCTCAGCGCGGCGTCACCCACCAATGCGGTGCTGGCCGAGCATCCTGACCTCTATCTGTTCGCCGCCCTGGCCGAGGCCTGCCCCTATCTGCGGGATGGGGAGATGGCAGGACATTTCGGCGCCCGGTTCGAGATGGCCCTGGTCCAGGCTCGCGCTGCTGACGCCCGGCGTCACGGCCTGGCGCGGCTGGTCACAGATCTGCCGCAGCTGGAGGTCCGGACATGCTGAGCCTTGGGCCAAAGGTTGATCCGTCTCTTCGGCCTCTGCTGGGGGAACTGATTGAGGCTGTGCGGGCGCTGCAGGCGCCAGGTGCGCCAACGCCGCTGTTTTCCTGCAAGGCCGCCGAGCTGCCGCCGGCCAGCAACTGGCCGCAGACCCTGGTCCTGGTGGCTGATCTTTCGACGCTGGCTGTCTCTGACGGCGCCGCCTGGGTGCGGCAAGACACGGGAGCTGTCATCTGATGCCTTCGACCTACACCGCCTCCCTGCGCCTGGAGATGCAGGCGGCCGGGGAGAACCTGAACACCTGGGGCGCGCCGCGTCTGAACCAGGTGATCGACCGCCTGGACCAGGCGATCGCCGGACGCAGCGCCATCGTCCTTGATGGCGACCATGTGCTGACCAGCGCCAACGCCGCCGACGATGAGGCGCGGCGGGCCATGCTGGACTTTTCGGGCGTGGGGCCGGCCACGGTGACCCTGCCGGCGACCAGCAAGATCTATCTGGTCCGCAATGGGGCCAGCGGCCCCGTGACCCTGACCACAGGGGCTGGGGCCGTGGCGCGCGTCGATCCGCAGGACGTTGCGCTGGTGGCCTGTGACGGGGGTGAAGTGTTCGCCCTCGGGGTCGGCGGTCTGAGCCTCAAGTCCTATGTCGACGCCGTGGCCTGGAGCTACAACGCCGGCGCCCTGCCGGCCCAGACCGGCAATGCCGACAAGGTCGTGGCCACAGATGGCCAGGACGCCGGCTGGCGGCTCGTCACCACCCTTCCTGACTATGTCCAGGATCAGGCCCAGCAGGCCGTCGCCGCCGAGCGACGGGCTGTGGCCCTGGCCTATTTCGGCTGAGGAGAGCCCATGAGCGCCATCGCCACCAATCAGTTCATCGCTGTCCAGCGACCCATCGCCTATGCTGCGGTGGCCACCACCGCCGAGACCGCCTTTCACGCCCCCACCCATGCGGTGGAGGTGGTGCCCGCCGCCGACAATGTGCAGGGGATGCGGATCACCAAGGCCTACGCCCTGACCCGGGCCGCGCCCGGGGCGGTGATCCATTGTCAGCTCTATGGGCGGGTGGGATCCACCGACACCCTGATCGACTCGGCGACCCTCGCCAACACCGCTCCCTCGGCGAGCGCGGCCGGCGGCAAGGCGGTGTTCGACGCCAGCGAGGAGGACCCCCTGTTCCTGCCGCCGGGGGTGGGTCTGGCCTTCGCCATCGGCGGGGCGGTGGCCAACGGCGTCGTCTGCCGGGTTTCCGGCGGCGCCTACGACCCGTTGC